TCCAAAGTAGAGAGTTGTTCACCATGTTCTTTCCTATCAAAAATTCTTTTTATATTGTGGACACAATCTTTTAATGGTTGTGGGCCGGGAGCTTTACCACCACTAGTTACCAACAAAGCGCCCTTTGGGCGAACACTACTAAAATCAAATTCGGGTTCTGGTCTACCAAGAAAATATGACTTCATCAACATCTTTATACAATCAGCCCAACCCTCAATGCTATCACCAACAAGATAACGCCGTCTTTTTGTAGGTTTAGTAATTTGAGGTAACTTCTCTACATGATGTTTCTGTACCGAATAACCTACACCAGTTCCACCTAACAACAAAAACATTACTTCACTAAACGCTCGGTAATCATCAATCGGAAGATAAGCGCAATTATATATACGAGAAGGTGTTTGTTTTATTGCAGGGCCAGCAAATTGTAAAGATCGCATTGATGGTAAAACTTTTTTATCATACACCAACTCATAAGCTTTTTCTATACTCGGCATCAGCTCCGGAAAGTTAGCGATGTGCATATCACGATTGCGTGTGACTAATTCTTTCCATGTTTCTCGCCGTTGTTCAGTAGGCAAATATCTTGCATACTTCATGTGGACTGTAATTTCTGATAAAATTTGCTGACTTATATCCAATTTCACTCTCCGTCTGTTGGTGTTTTTACATTCTTAGCTGACTCATAACCATCTCTAAAAAATCCTTTCCCAAAACTAACTCCTACTTGTTCTATTGTGCGCCTTACTTCTTCACCACAATTGGGGCAATAAACCTTTTCTCTGGGGTTGTATTGCTTGATACTCATCTTTTTAGTCAAATGAAAAGTGCATCCCTCACAAACCCAAGTGTATTCAGGCATCAAATACTCCTAGTGCCCAATTTTTCCACTCGATGAATAAACTCTTGTGTGCCATTTTCTCTGGCAATTATAACTTCATATTCTATTTCTTCATTAGTAATGGGCTGCTCTTTAGTGATCATATCATTAGCCATGCTAATCACTTTATCTATCTTTGTTTTAGTGCGAGGTACAGAATAGACATTATTAATCTGTATCTCACTATTCCCATATCTTCTTGTTCTTGTAATTGTTAATCTTTCCATATCAACCTATGCTTCCTCTTTAACGTCGTGATAAAAAGATCTCATCTTATCACCACCACTTAACATATTATTTACTTTATCACCTACTGAAAATCCCGTAGATTGATCGTCATTCAAATCAATAAAAGCGCGAGCTGGGTCCATATCAATATTGTAATTAACATTAGCTTGACCCATACGATTTTTGCCAATATGGAACTTCCGTTGTGAGAATGTACCAAAGAAGTCTACAACCATTGCTTTATTAATCGCTTCGCCAACCTTATCAATTGTGATAACATCGTCATTGAAACCTTCTCTATTACTTTGAGTTGCCGTCCAAATCGGTAGCTTCATCTCCATCGACAGAGCGCGAAGATCTTCAAAAATACTTTCAAGCTCAAAGCGTTTTTGATCATAACCGCGGCGGCTTTTCATCAAGTCACCATAATCAATAATAATAAGATCGGGATCAAAACCATTTGATAGGAGCCTTCCCATATGAAACTTGATAGTGTTAATTGTTGCAACCTTCGGCGGATACTCCTTAATATATAATTGCCCGCCATTAAAACGAACTAGTTGAGCTTCAGCTTCCACCATCCGGTTACGCAATTCTTTGGTGGGAATACCAGTAATACGACTATCATAACGATTACCAACATGAGTTTCGCTTAACTCAAACGAATAATGAATAACATTCTTACCAGCAGCTAATGCACCATATCCAAGATTAACTAAGAAAAATGATTTACCGCCGCCAGTTGGGGCCATCACCACACCCAGTTCACCATTCGCTAAACCGCCATCTAAAACTTCGTTAGCGTCCAACAATGGAAACCCTGTTGGAATACAAGCCCGTGCATGAACTTGCTGGCGAGACTTAAACGAATCAAAATAATCAGCTCCCAAGTCTTGTTCAGTACTAATCTTCAAACTATCTTCAATAGTTTTTTGTATCTCTTCAAATCTACCTTCCTTCAACAATTCTACCGATTGCAGAATTGCACCTTTCATAGATTGATTCTTACAAAACTCTAATGACTTATCTTTTGCGTATTCAATTTCTTGACGATTTACTTTTGTCTCAATATCCAATAAAACATTAATTGTTGATTCTTTTAGTTCGCCTTCTGGATATTGCGCAATTTCTGTCTTTAATATTTCATAGGACGGCGGGCCATTATACTTATTAAAAAGTTTCCTTATCTCTAACCAAATTGTTTTATGTGCCTCTGATGTAAAATACTCTTCTTTTAAAACCTCAAAACTCTTTTCAAAAAACTCTCTATCAATCAGTGCTGCTTGTAACACACAGTTCTGAAAATTTGTTCCAAAAGACTTAAAAGAATCAACATCTGTATACGCCATTTATCTCTCTCCTATAATGTTACCGGGTCGCGCGATACTGACATAAAGGTCGAAACCCAATTATCAATATTACTTGGCGAAATGTTTTCGCCCAACAACTTAAGACGAAGTTGATAAGAATTAAACTTCAACTCTTTATTTTCGTAACTTCTTTCCAACGCCTGAATCGACTGCATGTTAACGTCTATATCTAGTAACTGTACTATCCCATAATTTCTTCTCATCAATTCTGCGTTATCAATATACTTCTCATACTTCTTCTCTTTTTGTTTACCTGCGTATTCTAAAATGTCATCTACACCAGCTTCTTCCATATTATTTAATAGTGGAAAATCAGTCTTTGCAGTCGGCTCTCCGACGCCTTTAACTCCCCCTATGTTATCACTCTTGTCACCTACGATCGCCTTTAGAAGCGCGTAATTAGGTGGAAAAACGTCTTCCTTTTGCATCATCCAGTCGAGGTCTATCAACTCACCTCTTGGATTCTCTTTTGTTTTCACAGGGCGAAAGATCGCCGTCCGCTCATCTACCAACTGGAAAAAATCTCTATCCGTTGAGATGATTATTTTCGCGTCATCTTTAAAAAAAGTTCTGCAAGAATACGCAATTTGATCATCAGCTTCCAAGTATTGGACCGCAGGTTGATAAACGGGCAATACATCTAAACATTCTTTTACTAACTGCAGTTGTCGTGCAAATGAAACCGATTCATCTTCCTGCGAATACTCAAAATACCTATTTAGCCCTCTAAACTTGCGTCCTTCTTTATATTCTTTGAGCGTCTTTCTTCGACGCTCTGAAGAACCTTTTCCTTCCCAAACCACAGAAACAATATCGGGGTTATGTTTCTTAATCTGGGACTGTAAGCTATTAAGAGTGCCAAAAGCACCACCAATATGCTCACCATCATCATTTGTTAATCTCATTGCTGAAAAGTTTCTAATGAACATATTCATCAAATCAATTAATAAAACCTTTTTCATTTATTATTTTCCTCTATTACGTTGCCCAAACCAAATAATACGACGCCTTCGTTTTGACATTTTAAGTCTCCTACCACATTACCATACGTGTTAAAAGTCTTCTTGTAATCATTCTATATAATATAACACCATCTTTCCAATTTGTCAAGACTTTTCTTTGTTCTACTAACGATTCTTTTTCCCGCATTTTGGCTAACTTAATTGCCCATCGCTGCTGTCTTAAAATGCTTAATTTGGAGCCACCTGTATGCCAAACAGAGTGATCTACAAAAATCCAAAACCAAATCCTAAGTGTGATTAACATAATAAAAACCATTAATTAATATTAGTGACTCAGCATCATCTTCATTCCTCATCTTTTTCTCTCCGCGTTGATACTGGTAGTTTTCTATTTCTTGGGTTTATTCTTTTTTGCCAAACTATTTTTGCTCTTTCTACATCCCTACGAGTCGGCGCATCTTTAACCTCAACCTTAGCACTTTGTTGTGCCGGCGTAAAGGGTTTCTGCGGCTGTAATACGGGTAGTTGTGATTCATTATGTATATGGTAAATGCTGTAGGGACTATAACCATAAGAATGATAAGAAACAATAGGATAATACCCATTCCCATAAGGTGAGTAAGAGTATTGTGGCCATA